AACTGAAGATAAAACAGGGGTATTAGTTGTGTGGGAAAGACCCATTAAAGATGCAGAGTTTGCTAAAACATATTATGCTTCTATTGACCCTGTATCTGAAGGAAAAACAACTACTTCAGAATCACTGTGTTCTATATATGTAATGAAAGCTCCAATTCAAGTAACCAAAGTTACTGGTATTGAAACAGAAACTTATATAGAACAAGGCAAGATTGTAGCTGCATGGTGCGGCAGATTTGATGATATTAATAAAACTCATCAAAGACTAGAACTAATTATAGAATGGTATAATGCATGGACACTGATAGAAAATAATATTTCATTGTTTATTCAATATATGATATCCAGAAAAAAACAAAAATACCTAGTACCTAAAGGTCAGATCATGTTTCTGAAAGACCTTGGTTCTAATGCCAATGTATTTCAGGAGTATGGTTGGAAAAATACAGGTACTCTTTTCAAGGCACATCTTCTTAGTTATGCCATAGAATATTGTAAGGAAGAAATAGATGTGGAAACAAAACCAGATGGAACAATAGTAAGAACAAAATATGGTATAGAAAGACTTCCTGATCCCATGTTAATTAAAGAAATGAGAGAATATGCAGATGGAGTCAATGTAGATAGACTAGTTTCTTTTGCTGCTCTGGTTGCATTCATGAGAATTCAAGAATCAAATAAAGGTTATCCAAAAATAACAATCATGGATGATGTAGCTAAAAACTTGCAAAAGTCAGAAAATTTGTTTAAATTAAATAAGAGTCCATTCCGCCATATGGGATCTGGACAATTATCTAATGGGCAGAGTTTTAAAAGATCCCCATTTAAAAATATAAAGTAAAGTATTATGCAAATAATAAACGCATTACAAGCCAAAGCCGGAGCAAAGACTCAAAGTAATAGAATGGGTACTATAACCCAACCATTACAATTTTTACCCAGAAAGGAAAAAGATGAAGAATGGGCAGCTTGGAATCTAGACTGGCATGAGTGGCAAGGTCTAAAACAAATCCGTAGAAATGCTAGAAGATTAATGAAGAATTATAAACTAGCAAAAGGTATTATTGATAAGTCTGATTATATAATTGAAGAGGACAATGACTATAGAGATATTGTAGAGATTCTAACTAAAGAAGATGCATCTGCACTTGAATTGAAATTTTATCCAATTATTCCAAATGTTATTAATGTTCTGGTAGCTGAATTTGCTAAAAGATCAAGTAAAGTAACATACCGGGCAATGGATGAGTTGTCCTATAATGAAATGTTAGAGCAAAAAAGAAAAATGGTAGAAGAAACATTACTATCAGATGCTCAAATGAAAATACAAGCTGCTCTTATAGAACAAGGTATGGATCCAGAGTCTGAAGAATTTCAACAAGAAATGGCTCCAGAAAAACTTAAATCTCTTCCAGAAATTGAAATGTTCTTCCGCAAAGATTACAAATCTATGGTTGAAGAGTGGGCTACGCATCAACATAAAGTAGATGTAGAAAGATTTAACATGGATGAACTTGAGGAAAGAGGTTTCAGAGACATGTTAATTACAGACCGTGAGTTCTGGCATTTCCGTATGATGGAAGATGATTATGAAGTAGAGTTATGGAATCCTGCAATTACATTCTATCATAAGTCTCCAGATGCGCGATATATATCACAGGCTAACTGGGTAGGAAAAACTGATATGATGACTCCATCAGATGTTATTGATAGATACGGTTATATAATGTCTGAAGAACAACTGGCGGCATTGGAAGCTGTATATCCAATCAGATCTGCTGGATATAACATTGGGGGTATGCAAAATGATGGTTCATTCTATGATGGAACAAAAACACATGAATGGAATACTAACATGCCTTCATTAGGATATAGACAGTACACAACTGCTATGACAGGTAATGTACTTGAAGGTGGAGATGTTATTACTCAAATACTTTCTGAAGGAGAAGACTACTATGATCAAGGTACTGCATACTTATTGAGAGTATCTACAGTATATTGGAAATCACAAAGAAAAGTTGGACACTTGACCAAAATTTCTGAATCCGGTGAAGTATTTAATGAGATCATAACTGAAGACTATAAAATAACTGATAAACCAATCTATGATACTAGATTGATTAAAAACAAAAGTAAAGACAATCTTGTATTTGGAGAACATATAGATTGGATATGGATTAATGAAGTATGGGGTGGTGTAAAAATAGGACCTAATATCCCATCTTTCTGGGGTATGAATAACCCTGGTGGATTTGCCCCAATCTATCTGGGTGTTAATAGAAATAAAATTGGACCTATAAAGTTTCAGTTTAAAGGTGATAATACACTCTATGGATGCAAGCTTCCTGTAGAAGGAGCCGTCTTCTCAGATAGAAATACAAAGTCTACAGCACTTATTGACTTAATGAAGCCATACCAGATTGGATATAACATTGTCAATAATCAAATAGCTGATATACTAGTAGATGAGTTAGGAACTATTATTATGCTTGATCAGAATACCTTACCTAGACACTCTTTAGGAGAAGACTGGGGTAAAGGAAATCTTGCCAAAGCATATGTTGCTATGAAGAATTTTCAGATGCTTCCTCTAGATACATCTATTACAAATACAGAGAATGCATTAAACTTCCAGCATTTCCAAAAGTTAGATCTTTCTCAAACAGAAAGGTTGATGACAAGGATACAGTTAGCTAATCACTTTAAACAACAAGCATACGAAGTAATTGGTGTTAATCCACAAAGGATGGGACAACAGTTATCTCAACAAACTGCTACCGGAGTAGAACAAGCTGTTGCTTCTTCTTATGCACAAACAGAAGTATATTTTATTAATCACTGTGATTATTTAATGCCAAGAGTGCATCAGATGCGTACTGACCTAGCACAATATTATCACTCAACAAAACCATCAAGCAGACTAACTTACATTACATCTGCAGATGAAAAAGTTAATTTCCAAATAAATGGAACTGATTTACTAATGAGAGATCTTAACATATTTGTTAGTACTAATGCAAATCACAGAGCTATACTAGAACAGCTAAAACAAATGGCTATGCAGAATAATACTACTGGGGCTTCTATCTATGACCTTGGTAAAATTGTGCAGTCTGATTCAATTGCTCAACTTAATACTGTTCTTAAAGATTCTGAAGCTAAACAAAAACAAGCTAAGGAAGCTGAATTACAAAGTCAACAACAAATGCAACAAGAACAACTTCAAAAACAACAAGAAATTGAAAAAATGAAACTTGATGCTGTTGCTGCTGAGAAAGAAAAGGATAGACAAAGAGATATTCTAGTTGCTGAAATTAGAGCTGCTGGTTATGGATCTATGGCTGATGTTAATCAAAATCAGCAATCAGACTTTGCAGATCAAATGAATGAGATCAGAAAATCAGACCAATATGATGCACAAGTAAACTTACAATCTCAGAAAGAATCTAATAGAATGATGATTGACAGAGATAAAAATAATATAGAAAGAGAGAAATTACAAGTGCAAAAAGAAATAGCTGATAAGCAATTACAAGTTGCACAAACTAATAAAAATAACCTTTAGCTATATAATGCAAAATTTTTATTTCTAATCTTTTAAATTTATCAAGTTTATTTTGTATATTAAAGTATAACATAAAACCAACAACAATGACCAATGACGCACAAAACCTCAATGATGAGGTAAAAGATTCTACAACGGTAGAACAAGTAGATGTAAATATTGATGAAATCTTTGGAATACCTGGTGCTGAAAGTGTAATGCTTCCATCAGATGGTAAAGAAGAAGATAAACCAAAGTCTATGTTCTCTAAAGAAAATATAGATACTACGTTCCTTGACAACACAACTGCTACTCCTACTGAAAAACAGGAAGCAGCTGAAAAGAAAGCAGAAGTTGAAGAAACTATTGCAGAGCTTGATGGACTAATCACCCAAGAAGAAGAAGCTGGTAATAAAGGAAGACCCAAAGTAGATAAATCAGGTCTTTATGAGCTAGCTCAAAAAATGATTGAAGATGGTGAGTTAATGCCATTTGATGATGATAAACCTCTAGAAGAGTATACTACTAAAGACTTCAGAGAGTTGTTTGAAGCTAACTTTAATGAAAGAGAAGCTAAGGTAAGAGAGAATACACCAAAAGAATTCTTTCAATCACTTCCAGAAGAACTTCAAATTGCAGCTAAATATGTAGCTGATGGTGGACAAGATCTTAAAGGTTTATTCAGAACACTTGCTCAAGTAGAAGAAATGTTTGAGTTAGATCCTGATAATGAAGCAGATCAAGCTGAAATTGCAAGACAATATCTGTATGCTACTAACTTTGGAACTGCAGAAGAAATAGAAGCAGAAATTCAAGATTGGGCTGACTTAGATAAATTAGGACAAAAAGCAAATCAATTTAAGCCTAAACTAGATAGAATGCAAGAGGAAATTGTTGCAAGACAATTAGCTCAGCAAGAAGAAAAGAAAGCACAGCAAGAGCAGGCAGCAAAAGCATATACAGAAAATGTATATAGTACACTTGCAAAAGGAGAAATTGGTGGAGTAAAACTTGATAGAAAGATTCAAAGTTTACTTTACTCTGGACTAGTTCAACCAAGTTATTCTTCAATATCTGGTAAACAAACAAACTTACTTGGACACTTATTAGAAAAGTATCAATTTGTAGAACCAAGACATGACCTAATTGCTGAAGCACTTTGGTTACTTGCAGATCCAAATGGATATAAAGCTAAAGTAAAAGAGCAAGGAAGCAAACAAGCAGTAGAAAAAACTGTAAGGCAATTAAAAACAGAAGAGTCTAGAAAACTTACATCATCTTCCCCAGGAGATGAAGATGATCAAAGAAGAAGACCTTCTGCAAAACAAACACAGCAAAGAACAATCTCAAGACCAAATAACTTGTTCAAGAGATTTTAATTAAATAGTAACAATTAAAAACAAATAAAAATGGCAACTCCAGTTTTAAACAATGGTATATTTCTACGGGATACCGCGTACCAAGCTACGTCACATGTAGACTCTTACCACTTGGTTAACATGTTGAAGGATGCAGAACCAATGGACTTAGGTCCAGTAGACCTATGGGCTATGGCTCAGAAGGTGGAAATGCCTCTTTACCAAATGTCTAGCTTTGGTGGTAAAAATGTAATTATGGTTGATAATGCTCGTGGTGAGTATAGATGGCAGACTCCTGTGTCTGTAGATCTACCTTACATCATTGAGGATATTGAACCAGACAACAACTTTAAAGGTATTGAAGGAACAACCTTCCGTATCAAACTTAACCGCAGAGAATTTGGACATGGTGATATTATCACTTATGACAAATACAATGGTGTTGAGATGTACATAACTGCAGAAGATATCCTTCCTTTAGGAGATGGATATATCTATACTGTACAGTTAGTAAACAATGACAACTTCAAATATTTAGATAACAAGTACTTGGCTAATGGTACTAAAGTTTTCCGTAAGGGTTCTGCCCGTGGAGAATATGGTGAGAGATTCTCTGACATCACAACAAGAACAGGATTCCGTGAATTCTATAACTTTGTTGGTGGTGCTGAAGCTCACGTACATTATTCAATCTCTAGCCGTGCTGACTTGATGATCAAAGGTGGAATGAATGCAGATGGTACAGTTCCTGTAACTGAAATCTGGAGAACATTTGACAAGAACATTGATCCATCTATCACATCTTTAGATGACATGGTTAAGACATTAGGAAAAGATAAAGTTAAACGTGCATTTGACAACGGAGACTTATCTAGAACTTTCTTAACAACTATGGAAGCTGCTCACCTTTCTAAAATTGCATCTGACATTGAGACTTACTTAATGTGGGGACAAGGAGGTAGAGTACGTCAAGATGGTCCAGATGATCTAAGATTATCTGTGGGTCTTTGGAAACAGTTGGATAACTCTTTCAAAAGAGTATACAACAAAAATAACTTTACATTGGATTTATTCCGTGGAGAAATCTACAACTTCTTCAATGGTAAAGTTGAATTCCAAGGTCCAGATCCTAAGCGTTCACTAGTTGTACAAACAGGTATGGGTGGAATGAGAATGGTAAATGAAGCTATCAAACGTGAAGCAGTATCTTCAGGTTTATTGATTCAGGCTGCTGATATTGGTGCAATCACTGGTAAAGGTATGGACTTGAACTTTGGATTTGCTTACACTTCATATGTAATTCCATTCTTGGCAAATGTTAAGTTTGTATTGAATCCTGCATTTGACAATGTTCATACTAATGATATTGAGAACCCAATCATTGATGGTTTCCCATTATCTTCTTACTCATTCATTATCTTTGATATCACTGACAATACAAATGACAACATCTTCTTGTTGAAATTGTCTTGGGATAATCAATTGAAATGGTGGTATCAAAATGGTACTATGGACTACATGGGACGTACACAAGGATTCCAGTCTTCTGGTCAATTCAATGGATACCGTGTAATGATGTCACAAACAATGCCAGCTATCTGGGTTAAGGATCCAACTAAAGTCCTTAAGATTGTTATGAGAAACCCAATCACAGGTGGATCATTCTAATCTACTATATATATGAGGGAGGGGGAAACTCCTCCCTTTTTTTTACTTAAGATTTAATAACCAACAAAATAAAACCAACAAACATGGAAAATTTCACAATGGTAGAAACAGGGAAAGGTACAATTAAAAAAACCTCAATTGCTATCCGCCCGTTCTTTGACAATTCAGCTTCTAATATGGGATTAGAAGAATATGGTATCTCTCTATTTGATGGAGTAACACATAATGAGCAATTAGCTTGTTTAGAAAATAATGGTGTAATAAGATATATCACTGGTCTAAATGAATTTGCTCCAGAGATTAAGTTACTTAATCAAGAAGATAGAGAAGCTAGAGTAAAAGAAATAAGATCTGCAATAATTGAACTTGAAAAAGAATTAGCTGCAAATGTTATTGAAATTGATGACCCACAATTTTGGAACAAGGTAAAGTTACTTAAACCTGATAATGCAGAGTTCTGGAACAGAATCTCTATATCTTGCGGTAATGAGCCAACATTCCTGGATCCAAAAGACCCATATGATAGAATTAAATTACATGCTATAGAAGCAGGTGGTTTTTCTATTGTAGCAAAAAGTTTTGATGATGCTAGATCAAAAGCAGTTCCTCCTAAGTTTTACTTAGATAAAGAAGAAGAAACTGTAATGTACAGAACAGAGTACAAAAAACTCCGTAACAAAGCATTGTCAGAATTACAAAAATTATTTGACAAAAACAGTACTAAGTTATTCTACATTGCAAAAGTTGTAGATATCAACAGTACACAATATAAAAGATCACCTCCATTAGACATTATCTATGAAAACATGGATAGACATATTA